TCAATGGATGAAACTCAGCGGGTGTCATTGGTCCTATTTGTCCCATCCGTCACATTCGATGAAGCTCCGGATGAACTCCGCCGCGACTTGCGGCACGATTGCATTGCCGTAACCGCGCAAGCGGCGCTGAACCATATCAATAATCGTTCTTCTTCTAACTTCTCGAAGAAATGAGTGTTTACTTCTTGCCGGTTTTCTTCTTTTTCACGCGGTATCACCTCCTCTCGGTTGGCTTTATGGGCGTTCATTCACGTTTCACGTTTCACGCATCACGCATCATCACTCCCCCACTCCCCCGCCCCCTTCACCCGAAACGTCTCCGGGCTCACCTCCACCAGCTCCGCGCTGGCCATGTAACGCAACACGTCGATGACATCCTTGCACGCGCCCGTTTCCCCCGCCTTGCCCGTGTAATTCTGCAACGCCCAAATCACCTGCAAACAATCCTCACACACAAACAACCGCGGCATTTGAGTAATCCTACCGCCCGGTAGGGCGTCTCGCTCCGCGAGCGCCGCATCCGTCCCCTCCGTCCCATCCGTCCTATGCTCACGACGGTACTCTAAAAGATCGCGTATCAAATCCAGGTCGATGCGCTGCCCACTGGCCATCGTGAACTCAATCGCCGGAAACTCTTCCTTTGTCTCTTCATCCACGTGTTCCTCAGCGAACGCCTGCACCGTGGACAACTGGCCCTGCTCCTCGATGTGCGGCCGCGGCGCCGCCCGCGAATCAATGATCCGCTCAAACACACCCTCATCCGCCACCTGATCTTTTGTGAGCCCTTCCTGCAACCGCCGCCGATACGGGTCACGCTCGGCACCCGGAAGGAATTCCCTCTCCCCCGCCGACCGCAGGTCCGGGGGAGAGGGTTGGGGTGAGGGGGTTTGTTTCACACTCCACGTCCAGCTACCAACCGGTTCGGATTCGCTTCTTGAGACTGCGCCGCGCAGTCGTTGTCACGCGCCATCCGGATTCGCTCATCCTCCCGAGCTGGCCTCGGCGCCTCGGGCACCTGGGGCCCAGCCGTCCACCGGCTGTTCACCGCCTCCGACAAGTACCGCTTCTGCGTTGACGGTGGGTCCGTGAGATATAGCTTCAGCTCACTGCAAAGCTGGTCCACATTCGAGAATACCACTTCCTGGCAGCCCACTTTGGCCTTCCAGCCATTCAACACCAGGCTGATGACTACTGAGTTCGCATCCATTTGTTTGTTGTGCCTTTCTTTGTTTGTTTTTGTTTGCCGTGTTCACTCCTCGGTCGATTTGCCGAGGAAATCTACCTGCGTCGAAATAGCCACAAGCAACGGGTCAAGCTGCTCGTCCATCTTTCGCAACCAATGCTGGAACGTCACAAACGTCCCGATCGTCCGCTCCACACATTGCTTCTGCTCCCCGAGACTCGGAAATTCTTCACGCTTCGCTCGCACCCGAATCCCTACGTTCCCATCGGCTTGCTCCTCAAATCGCGCACATGACCACGACGCCTCGACATTCATCCGCCAATCGCAATGCGTCGCGTTGCCGACAATCACAAGCCCAACCATGTCGTGCTTCTTCAGCACCGCACTGATTTCGTCCAACACTGGCAGGATGTCTTTATTCACGATTCAACGTTTCACGTTTAACGCCTTCACCCCCTCAATTTCCTTCCATAACCGCTTATACCCCAGCACACCCAGGTTCAAGTTCGCCTGCGCTGGACCCGGGTCCCCATCCCAACCGCGCCGCTGCAACTCGTTCGTCTCCCGCTCCGTCTCGATCGCCCACTCCCCGTACGTCTGCGCATCCGGCCAATCCCGATACACGTAGTACTCGACACCCCGCGGCCCGTTCACCACACGCACCCAAATCGTAAACCACGGCCGGTCATCATGCGGGTCATTGATTTGATAATTCGTTCCGCGCGCCGGCAAATGCTCCCGCTTGACAATGTGCACATCGCAGAACGTGCCGAACTGCCGCGCCACAGCGTCCCGCGCGTAACCGAACGCCATCCGCTCGATGTAATCGGAAATCTTCCCCTCACAATCCTTGCGCACGATGTCCGAGTAATTGTTGAAACTCTGCGCGCTCCAATGATGCCAAATCGCTTTTGCCCGCGGCCACTCACAGCGCGCCAACACCGGCATCCTACCGCGCGGACACCCCTTGACGTTTGCCGTGAACCCGCCGAACGGTGGCACCAGCACTCCCTCGCCCCCACTGGGGGAGAGGGCCGGGGTGAGGGGGATCGGAACATTCACCGCCGCCGTCCGCTCGATCCGCGCCACGCCCACAACGGTCTTGATGCTCGGCGTCATCCCACGAATCGGCGTGAACGGCCACAACAACTTCGCATTGCGATACCGCACACGACGCGCCAGCGGCCGGAACCACGACAACGGCATCGCCTCATCCGCCACCGCGCCGACGTTTTGAATGAACTCCAAATGCTGCTGTAGCGGCGCCTCGTCAGAGCGCCGCACTTCTTCCGGCGGTCTGACGACCGCCGCTACAGACCCCGGCCTGCGCCTTCTCTTCAAATCCAGCACCGGATTCCCCGCCGCCGTCCGCCCGATGGTCCGCAACCGCGCCCCCAGCTCACGCCCCTCGAGTTGCCCAGGATCGGATTTGTAACTCTTAAACTGAATAATCGACGAACCCTCGTAACCGATGATGTTCCCGTGCTCATCCTCACGCGGCCCGCTGGGAATCACCAGCAACCCCTCCGTGAACCCGTTCGCCTCCGAATAATTCACCTTGTATTCCACGTGCCGTTTGCCGTTCAACTTCGCGATATACGGCTTGAGAAACTTCCAGACCAGCCGCTGATGAATGCCCACCGAATTGTCATCCGTCTCCGCCAACAACCAGCCCTCGTAACCCGCGTAAGCGCGCGCCGCTTCGCACAACGTTTTCACCGACCACCACGTTTTCGCCGGACCACGATTCCAGCCAAAGATGCACAACAACTCCACATCCGGGTCCGCCAACTGCTCCTCGTTCAACTTCCAACAATCCAGTTTGAACCCGTGATACAGCGGGTCCTCCTCCGCCCTCCGCAGCAAAGTTGCACGATTGCGCAGATATTCCGTGTAAAGCTTTCTGCCCTCGTCATCCTGCGCCGCCCGCAACGACGCCAACTCCGACGGCAACGGCAAACACGGATGCGCCTCCGGCAATGGCAACGGCTCGATGTCCGTTGAATCGTTGAATCGTTGAATCGTTGAATCGTTGTCAGTCATTCACGTTTTAACGTTTTAACGTTTCACGATTTAACGAATTCCCTCGCCGCTTCATCAATATCCCTCAACCGCACCACCGCCGCCAGGTCCGTCTCACACCCACTCTGCCACCGCAACAAATCCAGCGCCGCCGTCGCCTCGATGCGCAGGTGCTGCGAGTCCTGCGAAGCAGAAGCGCCGTCCGCAGGACCGCCGTCCGCAGGACCGCCGTCCGCAGGACCGCCGTCCGCAGGACCGCCGTCCGCAGGACCATCCCAATACTCCGCCGCCCTTTGCAGCAGCCACGGCAACGCCGCCGGCTGGCGACTCCCCCACTCCACCAACAATAAACACGTCGTCGCAGAAAAGTTCGGCAACTTCTCCCGCAACGGAATGTCCGCCTCTGGTCCAGGTGCCGTGTTGAATGGATGCTGACTCATGCGACCGTGGCCCGATCCGCGCGCTTCAACCACCCTTCGCGATTGTCGCCCAGCCGCGCATTCATTTCTGATGAAGTCTCAGGGTTCAAATGCATGTCATTCACGAGCCGCAGGTAAGTCTTATGCCACCACATCCGAATTTGGTCCGTCGGGTGCCTGTAGCCCAGAATCTCGGCTGCATGGAGAAAGTGCAGTTGGAAGTGGTGCGGTATCGCATCCAGCTCACGCAGATACTCGTCAAGCAACCAATCCATCGGTTCTTCCCATCCCACCTGCGGCGGCGCCGGCAACGATGGCCCAGTGAACGACCCTCCATTGTTGTCGTAAGGATTATCCAGCACACGCCCGTCCATCGCGGACAACAACACACACCGCCGGAACCAGCGGAGCAGCATCTTGACGCCGCCGTATTTCGGAAGCCCATCCGGCCCCCTGATTGCCGTTAACAACACCGTCTGTTGCATCAAAGGCAGCGCGTGCGTCCACTCCTGTGTTACTGGTTTCGTCGTCATAAATTCGCGTCTATTCGCGTCCATTCGCGGTTAAAGCATATCCTCCGTCTTCGCCTTCCGTTCCCCCTTCGCCGGCGCCTTCCACCCCTGCGCCTTCTTCCACTCATTGAAATCCTCGAAGTGCGTGCTCGCCCGGTGAAACAACAACTCACAATCCCCCGTGCTGCCGTCCCGGTTCTTTTCCACGAGCAGGTTCACCCGACGCGGCACCTGCGACCAGTCCATCTCGCCCTTACTGTCCTTGAACTTCGCCTGCTTGATCGCCTCCCACTCCTCCTCCTTCTCGCCCTCCAGCTTCGGTTCGTATAACATCATCACCACGTCCGCGTCCTGCTCCACCGCGCCGCAATTTTTGATGTCCGACAACTGCGGCCGCCGCTTGCGCTCCGCTTTTTCCAGGTCCCGATTCAACTGCGCCAGGATGAAGAACGGCACATCCAGCTCGCAACCCAGCGCGGCGATCTCAGCCGAAATCTCCTCCATCTCCGCCACCCGATCCGGCGTGCGATAGCGCCGCCGGTCCGTCTTCACCAGTTGCAGGTAATCCAGCACGAACATCTTGATGCCATGCTGGCGCACCAACCGCCGGCAACGCGCCTTGAACATCTCGATCGTCAACCGCTTCGTCCCATCCACCCAAATGCTCCCCAGGCCGATCTCCGTGGACGCCTTGTGCAACTTCTCGAAATCACTCGCCAACGCGAACCCCGTCCTGAACCGCTGCAAGTCCGCCCCGCTGCGCTGGAACAACGCACGCCGCACCAACCGCACCGGCGACATCTCCAGCGTGAAGAACGCCGCCGGCCGCCCCCTGTGCTTCTCAAACCAGACGGTGCCATCCTTGCTTTGAACAAATCTTCCGTCATTCGTCATTCCGTCATTCGTCATTTCCGTCGGAACGACGGAGTACCACACCCCATCCAACGCCACGTGCAGACAAAAATCCAAACCCAGACTCGTCTTGCCCATGCCCGGCCGCGCCGCCACCACGATGAAATTCCCGTTCTCACCCCCCAACCCGCCCGTCACCTTGTCCACGTACGGCAAGCCAATCGTCAGCCCCGTGATTTGCGCCGCCCCGCGATGATACTCCTCGAGCCGCCTCAGATTCTCGACCACCAACTCCTTCACATGAATCTCCGCCGCACCCGATTTCTTCTCCGACAACGCCAACACCTCCCGCTCCAGCCCCGCCACGATTTCGGTAGGGCTCGCCGCTCCGCGCGAGCCATCGGCAGGACCATCAAACACTTTTCCAATCGCCTCCGTACACATCCGCAGCACCTGGCGCAACGTGAACTGCTCCTCCAAAATATCGACGTAATACGTCAAATTCGCCGCACTCGGCACCGCATCCGGCAAACCCGCCAGATACGCCAACCCGCCCACATTTTCCAACTCACCCGCGTTGCGCAGAAACTGCACAATCGTCACCGTGTCGATCCCCGACCCGCCGCGGTAAAGCTCATCCACCGCCAGCCACACATTGCGATTCCGCAGTTCATAGAACCACATCGGCGACACCCCCCGCTCCTCACACGCGCTCAAACACTCCGTCGGCGACAACAGGATGCAGCCAAGCACCCCCATCTCCGCCTCCGGCGAATGCGGCGGCAACCGGTCGTCCTGCGGACGGCGCTCTGGACTGCCGTTGGTAGGGCGCGGTGTCCTCACCGCGCCGCGTGACTCATTCACCGGCACCGCATTCTCAAACGATTCGTCACTCATCAGTCCCCTCCGTCCTCTCAGTCCTATCCGGCAATGGGAACCTCGGCAGCGTCCCGTCACGCTCACAAGCCCTCACCGCCCATTGGCGCAACTCGTCATAATCCCGCTCCACGCGCCTGAGCTTGTCGCGCAGTTTTTCCCTGAACCCGTCCGACCTGGCCCGCAACTCTTCTGCCTCCTCCGCACGGACCCGCAACGCGTTCCGCTCAGCAATCAGCAATTCAATTTCAGCATCCTGGCTCATAATCACGCTTCATCCATCAGCTTTTGCACAACCCACAGCACCCCAGGTCCGCCACAATGCGCCGTTCCAACGAACCCAACTTGTCCCCCTCCTCAATCACTGGCTCCTTCAACGCCACCACCCACGTGCGATTGCCATTCCACTTGGTTGGCAGCATCGTTCCGTGCAACGCCCCGGGCCCACACAACTTCAGCGGTCCCTCCACACGCTGCACAGCGCCGACCGCCACCGGCCCACCGTCACCACCATTGGCCGGAAGTCCATCCTCCGTGGAATTCCAGAAGCAAAGCCGTTCGCCCTCTTGTGGGCGGAAAGCTGACACCAACTGGTCGAAATAATTTTGCGCGTTTTTTTCGTAGCCGGAGCCGGAGCCGTAGCCGTCGCCGTAGCCGTCGCCGTAGCCGTAGCCGTAGCCGTAGCCGTAGCCGTAGCCGTAGCCGGAGCCGGAGCCGGAGCCGTAGCTGGAGCCGGAGCCGGAGCCGGAGCCGGAGCCGGAGCCGTAGCCGTTCAATTCCATGGCTCAGCCTCCCATGC